ATGGTTCGCTCACTCAACTTGCTGGCCGAAACCACCATCCGGGCTAAAGGCCTGAAGGCAGGGCGCCATAGCGACGGCGGCGGGCTCTATCTGTTGGCAAAGAAGGAAGGCACCAAGTCCTGGACCTTCGTCCACTTCAAGGGCTCTGGAAAGGGCCGTCAATGGAAGGAAGTCGGCCTCGGCTCTTACCCTTCCGTCTCTCTGAAGGATGCGCGCATTGCCGCCACCGACTGCCGGGACCGCCTGCGTCGCGGCCTCGATCCGATCGACACGGAATCCAAGACCGAAAAACCGACATTCGCAAAGTGTGCCGAAGACCTGATCGCTGCTGTCGGGAAGGGTTGGCGCAACGCCAAGCACAAGGCACAATGGGAAATGACCCTGGGCGATGCCTACTGCAAATCGATCCGCAAGAAGCCGGTGGACGAGGTGGACACGGCCGACATTTTGGAGATCCTGAAGCCGATCTGGTTCGAGAAGCCGGAAACGGCGCAGCGTCTGCGCGGCCGGATTGAACGCGTACTGGACGCCGCAAAGGCCGGTGGGCATCGATCGGGAGAAAATCCAGCCCTGTGGCGCGGGCATCTGCAACACCTCCTGGCGAAGGGCAAGAAACTGTCGCGCGGACATCATGCAGCGATGCCATACGCGGACGTACCGGCGTTTGTGAAGCGTCTGCGGGCCTCTGAGGCTATGTCAGCGAAGGCGATGGACTTCCTCATCCTGACGGCTGCGCGCTCGGGCGAAGTCCTAGGCGCCAAGTGGCCCGAATTCGATCTGGACGAAAAGGTCTGGACTGTGCCGGCTGATCGCATGAAGGCCGGCGTCCTTCATAGGGTGCCGCTGGCCGATGCCGCCCTGGCTATCCTGACGCCGCTCTACGATACGCGCGTGTCGGACTATGTCTTCCCAGGGGAGAGCAAGCGGCCGGTTGATACGCCGCTGTCGGTCATGGCGATGACGATGCAAATGCGGCGAATGGAAGTCGGGCAATACACGCCGCACGGCTTCCGCTCGGCTTTCCGAGATTGGGCAGGGGACGAGACCAGTTTTCCACGCGAAGTTGCTGAAGCCGCGCTCGCCCACAAGGTCGGCGACGCTGTCGAGAATGCCTATCGTCGGTCGGATGCGCTGGAGAAGCGCCGCAAGCTAATGTCTGCTTGGGCAAACTTCGTGAACGCAACCGCCTCGAAAGGAAATCTACGGGTTGTTGCGTAAAGCGGTGGTAATTCCACTGGCTTGCGTTGGCAGTTGTTGACTTGCGCCTGCAAATCAACGAGATTCATAACGTGTTCTGTTGACACTCGGAAAAATCAGTTTTGAGGGACCTGGCCCTGCTTAGTTAGCTTGGCCACACTTGCAAAAGCCTCTCCCAAGAGGCTCGCGCCCTGCTGTTTTTCTGTCCTTCTGAAATCCAGAGAAACCAGCGGCTCCTTTAATGGCTCTCGATCGGCCTTTGGCTGATCGGGAACGAATGCCGAACGTCTGTGTGGACAACCTGTGGATAAACATCGCCTAACCCTCTGGAATACAAACACAATAAAATGTCGAGGGATAACCGATTTTAGGGGTCGCACGGCGAGTCCGCATTCCGCTATAATCCGTACGAAATCGCGGGCGTGTTTTGACGCGTAACCAAAGAAAGGAAATGCAAATGGAAGTAAGTCCAAACGCTTTTACCGTGGCGGGATTTTGTGCCGCCTTCGGTGTAGGTCGCTCACTGCTTTACGAGGAAATGCGGGCCGGCCGCATACCTTACAAGAAGGCCGGCAGGAAGACCCTGATCCGCAGGGTAGATGCGGAAGCTTGGCTCGATAGCCTTCCCGAAGGAAAGAAGGAAGCGTGAGCGGTTTGCAGACCACTCACGCCGATCTGATCCCGATAGTTTTTCACAACCCCTTCAAGATTACGAATGGAAGCAGACCATGAATGACATAGCAGGGCATGCCTCCCAGGCAAAATCAAATCCGGTGCTGCCGCCGAAGAAGTCCACTGTCACGGTGCGCGTCGAGCCGGATGGCTATACCAAGCGCCTTGAAGGCAGGGCCGCATGGATGATGACGAAACTCGTTGAAGCCGGGAAACGTGGTGTCTCGCCGTTGGATCTGCCAACCGGCGTCCGTGTCGCGCACTACATTTTTCTGCTGCGGCGGGAGGGCTTCATCGTCTCGACGGAGCATGCAAGCCACGGCGGCCAGTATCCCGGCACACATGCGTTGTACCGGCTCGAAACCGAAGTCACGATCCTCGAAGACATGGCGTCGGCTGCATGAGCGCCGACATCGGCAATACTCAAAGCCAAGTCGACCTTGCAGCCACTTGGCTTGCTCCCGGGTCACCGGATCGAACCAAAGCGGTCATTCCTCAATTGCAGGAACGATTCTCCCTACCTCTCAAAGACGCGGTCGAGGCCTGCCGGCAAGCAGCGCTGATCCGGGCGAGGGCGCACTGATGGTGAGCAAATACGATTGGGGCAAGGCCTGCCGCTACTTCCAGGGTTTTCGCGATTCTCCCGGCGCGCAGCGCGTAGCTGGCGCTTTGGTGGATCTCTATAACGACAAGGTCCATTGCGCCTACCCGACCAGGGAAACGCTCTCACAGCAGCTAGGGGCGGCGCCTGAGACTGTCTCCAAGTGGATTGCCATACTCAAGGAAGGCGGGGCGCTCTCGTGCGTCCCGCTGCGCGTTCTCCCCCCTGAGCATCAAGCAATCATCGGCCGATCGGCAAGGCGAGCCCAGGTCTATCTGCTGAAATTCTCGTGGGCGGTTGACGTTCTGAGCATGATGGATGAATACCAGTTCGAGAGAAAACAGCAGCTCTTGTACAAAGTGACTATCCCGTCACCTTTGCTGCCCATAGGTGATCAAGTGGTTACCTCCGATGGTAATCAAATGGCCACCTTGGCGGATAACCATCTAGCCACCCTAATACCTTATGATCACACCTTAGATCATACGTTAGAAGACAAAAGGGGCTCCGAGAGTTCAGCCCTTAGTGCTTACACGCGCGAGAGGGCTGCTTGATGATGCCCTTTCACCAGAAAAACGCTCCGTCCAGAAAATTTTTCTGCACGAACTCCTATTCTTGGAGGGCTTCACCATGCCGTGCGTTGTAATCTGCTTCCCTATGCGTCGCCGGGTCGGAAAAATTCGGCGGACGGCTGAGTTACTCCTAGATCGCCGGGGCCGTGCGGCTGACCACTATTGGCGCCAGACTGTCGCGGGCGTCGTCGGGCAACTGACCAGGGCCGGATTGACTGAAGCCGCGATTAGGACAGAGGTGCAGACATTTTCGGACGCCGTGCAGGAAGAGCTACGGCGCGCCGCGCGTCGCAATGAGGGCGACGCAGCATGACGGTAATCGAGACAGCAGACGGCTTCGTCGTGGTCGACGGCGCGGCAACACTGGCGGGGCCATTCCCGACGAATGCCGAAGCGTGGCGGGCCGCTGATCGGCTGGAGGGCTCGCCCATATCCCCGGCAGAAAAGCGGGCTGACTGGATATCCACCAAGATCCTTTCTGCGGGACCGGCGCCTCGACGGCCGGCGAAAGCAATCCGGAAATTTGCGGATACCGGTGCAATTCCAGGGAACCTCAGCCGCAAGGAAAAGCGGGAGGCGAAAAAGCAGCGCAAGGCTGAGAACCGCCTGAAGATCAACGGACAAGCGGGCCTTTAACACGTCTCAACTCGGAACGTTCGGCCCGGCGTCGCCTGTCCGGCATGTGAACATCGAAGACTACCTAGCCTCGAAAGGTGTGCCTCAATGACGAAAGCACTTGTTTCCTTTCCAGCATTCCCGATCCAGCCGGACGACGTCTTCGTCTCCACATGGCTGGGTCACATCAACGAAACTGGTTACCCTGAAACGTTTCCGAACGTTTCAACCACGCACCCGCCAAAGGATGGCAAGGTCGTGCTGCTCTCGGGGGAAATCAAGGTTCCGATCCTGCGGCGCGAAGGACAGGAATGGGTGCCTTGCCCAATCTGCTCGCCGACAAGCCCGCAATTTAAGGTAGGGCGCATGGCCTATTTCCCTGAAGAGCTAGCGGTGCGTTTCATAGGGCACAACTGCGCGTCCAAGCATTTCGGCGAGTTGTATGCCGAGGCTGAAGAGCGGTTCAAGGTAGAGGCACGCTGCCGTCAGCTCGTCGCCGTATGGGCTGGACTGGTCGACCGGAGGGAATTGCTGCTACATTTCATCGAAAGCGCGATGCCGGTTGCGGCAGCCCTGCATTTCGTCCGGGAGCAAATCGACACCCAGGCCCCCGGCTTCTCGGGCTTCCTCTATGTCGACCTGGCCAAGCGACAAGGCGATTTGATCGTCCGGCGCGACACCGGGCTACGCGACCAAAAAGGCCAGTTGATCATTGACGACATAGTGCTGGGCCGTGTCGATGGCTACCTGTTCCTGAAGAAGACTTTCGCACCTCAAAACGTCCTGCGGGAAGCGAAGAGCTTCATAAGCAGCATGGAGGTTCCCCTCCCGAATTGGGAACCAGGCAGCGACGACGAAGACGCTGCAATCGAGATTCTGGCGCGCGGAGGCCAAGCGCTGAAGATGATGTCGTCGCTTCGGGATGTGGCGTCGACCATTGCCACCGCGCAAAGCTTTCTCCGAACTTACAATCTGAACCTGCTCGACCGCTGGTTTCAGGAAGGCGCCTCACCGTTCCAGTCGCTTGTGATCAAGCGGGAAGGCAATCAGTTGCTGCTCCGGGCGGAATCCTTCGAAGGCTCGCATTTCGCCAACGCGCTTTTCCCCGAAGCGACGCTCGCAAGCATCGAGACACCGATCGGTGTGTTCGACCCGCTGACTTCGGAGATGATCTAATTGAGCAACGCGCAGAAACATCGATCGGAACGCCGCGCGTCTCTGCCATTCTACGCCTTCAGCAGCTTCAATAAAAAAGGGGGCAAGGCCGTCGACATCGTGACCCGGCGCCGCAACAAGGCGTTGGACATGTACCAGGAGCTAGCGACCTACGAGACTATTGCCGAGTGTCTGGACATTTCGCCCAGTGCCGTCGTCCAGTACGTGAAGCGAGCCCGAGACAAGGGTGACGTCAGGGCAAAGCGGCCCTTCAAACACCGGGGCCGGCTACTCGCCCTCCAAAGGCGGAAAGCGATCAACGACATGAAGGCGCTGGGCATGTCAGCCCGACAGATTTCAAAACAGCTCGGCATCAATGTCCGGCTTGTGCAGATCAGGTTGAAGGAGTCGGGCAATGGCGCGGCCAAGTGAATTCACCCAGGAGATAGCCGACACCATTTGCCAGAGCTTGGCAGAGGGGAACAGTCTGCGCTCGATCTGTGAAGCCGACGACATGCCGTCGAAAGCGACTGTCTTCAATTGGCTGCTCAATCCGGCCCGCGCGGCGTTTTTTGACCAGTACGCGCGCGCGCGGGAACTCCAGGCAGACACCCACGTCGACGAAATGCCGGATATCGCCGACGACAGCAGCAACGACTACATGACCAAGGTCAACGGCGACGGAACGACCACCGAACAGCTCAACAGCGAGAACATCCAGCGCTCGCGGCTGCGCATCGACACGCGCAAATGGATTGCGGAGCGCATGCGTCCGAAGAAGTACGGCGCCAAGGTGGCGCTGACAGACGGCGAGGGCGGCCCGCTGGTGGTTCAGGTGCTGAAGCTGGCGGATCAGGAAGCACAGGCGAATGCCGACAATCCAGCTACCTAACGCCGGCTGGCGGCCTCGCTGGTATCAGAAGAAGGCTTGGGACACATGGGAGCAGGGGTGTAAGCGCCAGCTCCTGTTCTGGCATCGCCGCGCGGGCAAGGACGAGATCAACCTCAACATGCATGCGGTGTCGGCGCACGAGCGCCCCGGCACGTATTGGCACATGCTGCCGGAGGCCGCCCAGGCGCGCAAGGCGATCTGGAACGCGATCAACCCGCACTCGGGCAAGCGCCGGCTGTTCGAGGCCTTCCCAGAGCCTCTAATCGAGAACATGAACGACAACGAAATGTTCGTCCGCTTCAAGGTCGGGTCGACTTTCCAGGTTGTTGGCAGCGACAACTTCAACAGCCTGGTTGGTTCGCCACCGGTCGGAATCACCTTTTCGGAATGGGCCTTGGCGAAGCCGGCGGCGTGGGCGTACCTGTCGCCGATCCTGGCTGAGAATGGCGGCTGGGCTTCGTTTATAACCACGCCACGCGGCAACAACCACGCCAAGGGCATGCTGGACGCGACAAAGGGCAACGCCTTTGATCCGCTGTCGAACCCGCGCGGCTGGTTCACCGAAGTCCTGGGCGTTGACGCGACACAGGCGATTTCGGAAGAGGACATTGAAGAGCAGCGGGTGATCTATACCGGCCTGTTCGGCAAGGAGATTGCGGACCTCCTGATAGACCAGGAATTCTATTGCTCGTTCGCGGGCGCGCTGGTCGGATCGTATTGGGGCGCCGAAGTCGCCAAGGCTGAGCGGGACGGTCGCATTGGTCGGCCGATCACGGTCCATCCGGCCTATCCGGTTCATACGGTCTGGGATCTGGGCAAGGCGGCCAACAATCCGATTTGGTGTTTTCAGGTCATCGACGGTACGCCCATCATCGTCGATTTCTACCTACCCGACAGCGAAGACCTCGCCGACTGGTGCAAATGGCTCGACGACCAGGGCTACAAGGGCAACGACTACGTTCCGCACGATATCCTGCACCCGCAGTGGGGAACGGCCCGCACGCGGCTGCAAACCCTGAAGGACCATGGGCGCAAGCCGAAGATGGTCGGCATTGCGAGCTTTGCAGATGGCGTGAACGCCGGCCGGCAGACGATCAAGCTCGCCCGGTTCGCTGACAATGAGCGCGTGGCGGACGGCATCGAGGGCCTGAAGGCTTTCCGGCGCGAGTGGGATGACGACAAGAAATGCTTCCGAGACGTGCCGGTAAAGAACTGGGCAGAACACTACGCGTCCGCGTTCCGATATCTGGGCCTCGCATGGCGTGAGGCAATCGTTGCGGTGGTAAAGCCAGAAGGCGACAAGGGCGCCTATCAGGCGATGCCAGACGGCTCAATCCGCAGCGGCCAGACGGTCAAAGAGGCGGTTGATGCGATGGTGAGGCGGCGGCGGAACAGTCGCTAAAAATCGGTGTTCACGATTGGAACCGAAATGTCAGACCGATAGAACCAGCGTCTTGTCCATTCAAATGGACCCTCGCAGATCGCTTTGAGGGGTCTATAATTTGGGGTCTCGATCCAGATATTACAGCGATACCACTGCTTTTCCTTCTCAAGGGTCTTGTCATATTGGAAGACAACGGTTCTGGCCCCATCAAGCGTGGCTTCGTAAAGGCGACGACAATTGTCAGGTTCCAGCGATCCGGCGTCCATCTTTGTCAGAGGTCGCTTTTGAGCGCGCCAAGGCCGGAAGGGATGATCTCGCGTATACACCGTATCCGAAGTGTAGACTAACTCCTCAATGGCCAACTGCGGCTCTTCGCCAAATCTTTGAAACTGAGATGTCATTTGAAGCGATGGAGCATTACTTACCCACTCGTTTGCTTGCCTCAGAGGGGCACATTCCTCGGGAAAAACCTTAGAACCGGAACTCGCCTCAGCCGTTGATGGGAGCCAGGCACAAAGAGCACCAATCACAAGCGTTCTGGAAATCCTGCCCAATACCAATATGCGGTTCATACGCATTCTCTACCGGTAAAGACCTGGGTATTTGGCCTTCTCCGTCTGGCAATTTCCCGCTCTTTGGACCGCCATGGCGTAAGCTCTTTCATATGTGCGAATGGCCTTCTTGAACTTAGGAGGATTAGGCGTCAGGTGTTTTTCTATCCCGTCGTACAAAAGCACAGGGACAGCAATGATAGCTTTCCCATCTTCTGTAGGTCTCAGCCGGCACCGTTGCATAACGCCGTTGAGGTTGCCTGCCATTTTAGCGGCCAAGTTTAACTTGGCATCGGGCATCCCGGCCAGGAAGTGGATGTTGTCCTGCCCGGCCGAAGCCGAAGATGCGAAGCAAACTCCTGCGGCGAGTGTGACCAAAATGCGGATCAAAGTGGCGTCCCCCAATATTCCCAAGTTCGAGCCGGGTTGAATATTTGGCAACCTAGCATCAAGCTCACTATCCACAAGCGGCTTATCATTTCGCGCCCCCGGCGGCGATCATGCCTCGATCGTTAGATTGGAGCAGCTATGCCGCGCGCTGGTGGAGTATATTCGGCCCCTCCGGGGACCGCTGGAACACCAAACACCACCATCGAAAGCGCGAAATACAACGCGCTTGTCGCCGATCTTGTTGCTGATGCCAACGCGGCAAGGCCACTGACGGCTGGCGGTTCGGGCGCCACGACGGCCGTAGGCGGCAGCGACAATTTCAACGCCGCCGGCACCAGCATGGCATCGGCGGCAACCGTCAATCTCGCCAATGCGACGGGTGTCGCAGTCACGGTCACCGGAACCGTCGCGATCACCGCCTTCGGCACCGTGGCGGCTGGCGCCGAGCGCGTTCTGACCTTCGCGGGCATTCTCACGCTGACCCACAACGCAACCAGCCTGATCCTGCCTGGCGCGGCGAACATCACCACGGCGGCCGGCGATGTCATGACGATCCGGTCCCTGGGAAGCGGCAACTGGGCTTGCGTCGGCTATCAGCGGGCGAACGGCGGGCCGGTAACTATCCCCGCAGGAACCTCCATATCCGGGCCGGCTCTGGTGCTTGAACAGAGTGCATCGCCCACGCCGACGACAGAAGGGCGGATCCAGTGGGACACTGACGACAACGCAATTGTCGTTGGCGACGGGGCCACAACCAAGATTTTTGTGCCCCTGCCTGCATCGACCGCAGCCGGCGATATCCTTTACCTGTCTGGCGCCAAGCTGCCGGCCAGGCTCGCCAAGGGAGCGGCTGGCCAGACATTGCGTATGAATGCCGGCGCGACCGCTCCAGAATGGGGCGGCGGCAATGGCGTTCCTGATGTCGTCATTGAAGATCAGAAGCCATCCGGCACGAACGGCGGGGCATGCGCATCCGGTTCGTGGCTTATCCGAACGCTCAATACGAAGGTTCGTGACCCGCTGTCCCTCGTCACCCTATCCGACCCGAATTTTACGCCCAGCGTGGACGGGTGGTGCGAGTGGTCCGCCCCGGCTACGCAAGACGACAACAACAACCATCAAACGCGCCTCTTCGACATCACCGCCGGCACTGTCAGTGGATACGCCGCAAGCAGCAATTCGGATGATGGTGCGGTGTCTTTCAGCTCAGGTGGAGCCCCGGTTGTCGCCGGCCATGTCTATCGGCTGGAGCATCGGGTAGGGGTCAGCCGAGGCAGCGACGGCTTTGGTGACGCCGCTGGGTTCGGCGGCACTGAAGTCTACACCCGTGTCAAGTTCTGGAGGGCATAGCCGTGGACCGCAATTTCGCCCGCGCGCTCGCGCTCGTTTTGAAATCGGAGGGTGGTTGGTCGGACAATCCGGCTGATCCCGGCGGCGCCACCATGAAGGGCGTGACGCTCACCAATTTCCGCCGCTACGTGAGGGCCAACGCGACAAAGGCGGATCTACGCAAGATCACCGACGCCCAGGTGGCGACGGTCTATCGCCGGTTCTATTGGGACGCGGTGCTTGGCGCTGAACTGCCTGATGGGGTGGATTATGCCGTCTTTGACTTCGCGGTAAATTCCGGCCCGTCACGGGCAGCGAAGTACCTTCAGGCTGTTGTCGGTGTGGTGCAGGACGGGCGCATAGGCCCAGCGACCATCGCCGCCACAAACGGCAAGCCGGCGGGCGTCGTCATCGATGTGCTCTGTGATGCCCGCCTGAGCTTCCTGAAGCGGCTCCCGACATGGGCCACTTTTGGGCGCGGTTGGAGTGATCGGGTGAAGTCGGTCCGCACTCAGTCGCTCATTTTGGCAGGGCAGGGGAAAGCCGCGGTTCAACCCGTCATCGCTCCATCGGCGCCTCTACCCGCTCCCGTTCCGCCAGCTTCGCCGCAGATCGTCTACCCCGAGCCAACCCAGACTGCGGAAACGAAGACCGTCGAACGCAACTGGCTGTGGCGCCTGCTGTTCGCGGTTGTCGGCGCCATTTTCAAGAGGAACTGACCATGCGAACGGTTCGCCAGCCCAGCGCGTTGCCAACGAATAAGCTGACAGCGGCCATGGTGTCGGCGTCTGCCGCCGGCATCGTGAAAGCACTTGTCGTGCACAACTTCCCAGACTTTGCCGACCCCGCGATTTGGGAGCCGCTACCTTATGTCGTTGGCGGACTCGTCGGCTACTACGTCAAGGACAAGCCCAATGTCTGAGCAGCTGGTGTGGCTGTTCAGTGCCGTGATCGGCAACAAGGTCATCATGGCCATTCTCTCGGCTGTCGTCGGTGGCGTCAGCCTGTTCGTTGCCGGTGGGATTCGCCGCGCCAAACAAGACAAGGCCAAGCAGGCGGCCAGAGACCTCGCCGCCGCCCAGGACAGTCTCGAGATGAACCGGGAGGCAACAGCGGCCGAACGGCAAGCCGCTGGCATGACAGACGACCAAGCCCGAGCGGAGGCCACCAAATGGGCAAAGCGCTGATGGTTCCGGCTCTCATGCTTCTGTCCGCATGCGTAACGGCGGCCCCAGTCGAAGACCCTCGCAAGGTCTGGTGCGAGCACAACACGCCCCGCCGGCCGTCGCTGGCCGTCGTTCAGGTAATGACCCGAGCCGAACTCGACGACTTGAACTCGTTCAACGCCAAGGGCGCTGATTGGTGTGGATGGAAGCCATGATGCACGATTTCTTGGACCTCCTGGGGATCAAGGCACCCGTGCTTGTTGCCGGGCTCTCCGGTGGCATTCTGCGGGCGCTGTCACGACATCGGTACAAGCTGCGCGAGATGGTGGCCTCGCCTGTCTGTGGCGCGCTGGCGGCGGCCTACCTCACATTGCCAGTGGTGTCGTATTTCAAAGCGACAGGACTGCCGATCCCCGATCCCGCCGACGACACCACGACGCTTGCGGCGGCGTTCTTGATCGGCGTTTCCGCGATGTGGATCTCAGATATCCTGTTCGAGATGATCGTGCGGAAGTTCAAGCCGGCGACCGAAGAGTGAGCTGCTAGACTTCGCCTTCCAACTCCCTAGCTAGCCTATTCGCTCCTCGACTATTGATCTCGAATTCGGCGCCGTTCGTTGAAATCTTCGCTTTGGCAGAGGCCCTTAGCAGCGAACCGAGACCATCAGATGACGTGCCAGAATCTTTGCCTGCTCCGCCGTCAAACAGATTACGTGAGACGCCCGCGACCAAGATGTCTGGAATGGTGCCTCCGTCCTTCTTGGCTTCCATAATAGTCTCAACAGCCCAGCTCGCACGATTCAGATCGATCGAATACCGCTCAAGCTCCCGCTGTGCGCGAACGTCAGCATGATAGATGCTCTTCAACCAAGTTATTGCATACACTAGGAAAGCAACAGAGAGTGCTCCTGTGACCGCACCGCGACCCAATAGAAACCAGCCCTGCTGAATTGTGAATTCGGACACCGGATTGAGCGACTTAACCGCTGCCGCTTGCACGATAGCTACATATTCAACAAGGCTGGCGACCGATACCCAACCGAGAAAACCCGCGACACCTACGGAGATTGTGAAAACCACCCAACCAATCATGGAGGTTCGCATCGGAACAATGGCATTGGCCAATCTGGTCTCGATGCCCTTGGTGATGTCTTCCCTCAATTTCCTTCTCGCGTGAATATGGTCTCTGTCGTCGAGCTCCTTTGTTCGCTGCAAGAGTTCTTCCTCACGGTGTGCTATTTCACGTTGCAGCTGAGCAGAAGCCTCGTCGAGCTTAGCGGACCGTGATTGCACCTCGCCCTCAAGCAAGGAGCGCCTTTCCGTAAATTCGGTTTCGAGTGCAAGCCTGGCAGCGGTCAACTGCTCCGTGATACCCACAGTAGTGCTCTGAAGCTGGCCAATGAGTGACTGATGAGATTTCATCAGGTTCGTGAACGCCTTCTGGTTGTGGAAAAGTCCAACCACCGGCTCCCAGCCCGGAAGGAACGTTTCACTTATCAACTCATTGATCCGGCGAACTTTTTCAATACCAAAGCGCTTGTCGGACTCGTTGTTGCTAAAGTGAATTCGGTCGGAAAGTGCGTCTTTTTCACTGGCTGGCCGACTCAAACTAATGGCAATATTTTGCACGCCGACTGACGCCTGAAATACCGAGAAAAGTTGAGATGTTGAAAGGTCGTTCTCGGTGACGCCGGTATCATCGGATATGGCGACTGTCGTGGCGGCATGCGCCCCAATCTCTGTTATGCTAAAACTAGGCGCGCCCATCAATCGGCCGACTTCAACAAAGAACCGGAAAATATCTCTGGTGCGTGCTCTTGGCACGTCGAATGTATAGTCAGCCATTGTCCCCTCCGCGTAGTAGCCTGCATATTGAAGGCCAGACCGCTTCCGCGCAAGTTGCGTCTAGTAGCGCAGCTTTCCCTTATGCCTTGCGTTTTCAAGCGGCTTATGTTTTCGCTGGCCGGCCCGGCATCTTGCCGCCATGGCCAAGGCTGACAAGCGCACACCCGACCAGCAGAAGCAGGGAAAGACCCTTCGCGAAGAGGGCACCAAATGGCTGAACCGTGTCGAAGCTGCCGGTAAGCTTGAAAAGCAGTGGCTGGATGATGCCGAAAAGGCGGTCAAAGCCTTCACTGGCGAAACATCGAGCGGCGACTTCACCGCGTCAACAACGCTCGGCTCGACCTACGATTTCAACATCCTATACGCCAACGTCGAAACCATCGTTCCGGCGGTCATCAACAGCCCGCCCGCGCCAGACGTGCGCCGCCGGTTCGCCGATGAAGATCCGGCCGGCAAGGACGTGGCTGAAATCATCGAGCGCTCGATAAAGGTTCAGGTCGACGATTCGAAGCTCCAGGTCGAACTGGAGGGCGAGGCCCAAGACGCCTTCCTGGCTGGTCGCGGCGTGGTGCGGCTCCGGTTCAAGAGTGACATCGTAGAGGACCCGACCGATGAAATCGCCAAGATGGACACCGACAAGCTGGACAGCGCCGATTTGGAGCTCGACAGCTCCGGGGCCGTGGAAGGTGACGACGCCGGAGAATACGGTAAACCTCCGGCCGCTGTTGGCGCACGCCTCGCAAACGAGCGCATCGAATTCGAGGCCGTAAGCTGGCGCGATTTCCGTCATGGCCCGGCCAAACGCTGGAGCGATTGCCCATGGCTGTCGTTCCGCTTCGTCGTCTCGCGCGAGAACGAAGATACCGCGTTCGATTCCGCCATGATCGGAATGCAGACGAGCGACCAGGAGAAGAAGGCGCGCGGCGAATCCGACAACGATCTGACTGGTTGGGAAATCTGGTGCAAGACCAGCCGCAAGGTCTATTTCATCGACGATACCGGCGTGATCCTGAAGACGGTCGATGATCCGCTGGGCCTGACGAATTTCTTCCCGATCGCAACGCCTGTGCAGCCGATCGAACTCACCGGTCGCCTGATGCCGGTCAACCCGTTCTCGATATATTCGAAGCTCGCCGACGAGCTGGACCTGACCACCAAACGCATCAACATCATCACGAACCACATGAAGGTGAAGGGCTGGTATTCCGGCGATGCCGGCGACATCGGCAATATGCTGGCAGCCGACGACACGGAATTCGTACCGATCGGCAATGCTGACATCTGGGCGGCCAATGGCGGGCTCGCTGGAGCTGTCGCGTTCTGGCCAGTAGAAAAGTTCATCCTCGTCCTTCGCGAGTTGTACAACGCCCGTGAGCAGACCAAGCAGGCGATTTACGAAATCACCGGGATATCGGACATCGTTCGCGGCGCTTCGAAATCCAACGAGACGCTAGGCGCCCAGCAGATCAAGACACAGTGGGGCTCGCTTCGCATCCAGAAGATGCAACGCATGATGGAGCGCGGCGCGCGCGATCTGTTCGTGATGATGTCGGAAATCATCCCCGCCAAGTTTTCACACGAGACGCTTCAGCAGATGACGGGCGTTCAGATCATCCCGACGCAACAGGATCTCACGCCCATACAGCCGCCGCCGCCTCCGCAGGGTGCGCAATTGCCGCCCGACCAGTTGCAGCAGTATCAGCAGGCCGCCCAGGCTGCGCAGATGGCTGAGAAAGCCCGGCAGGCCAAGCTGGCACAGATGCAGGCTGTTCAGCAGCTTCTCACCCAGAAGCTATCGACCATGTACCGCATCGATGTCGAAAGCGATTCCACTGTGAAGGCGGACCTGTCTCGGCAGAAGGCCGAAGCTGCGGAATTCCTACAAGGTGCCGGCGCCTACTGGGCTGCTGTCGGCCCAATGGTCCAGTCCGGCGAGCTTCCGAAAGAGGTTGCCGTCGAAATCTTCGCGGCCAACTCCCGGCTGTTCAACCTCGGCAAGTCCGTTGAGGACGTTCTGGAAAAAATGGTCACCGATGCCAAGGCGAAAGCCGCACAGCCTGAGACACCAAAGCCTAGCCCCGAACAACAAAAGGCTGAAGCGGAAGCGAAGACGCGAGAGGCGGACGCCGCAGCAAAAGCTGCTGAAGCGAAGCTCAGGGGCGCCCAGGTCGAACAGGGTATGCAGTTCGCCCGCGAGCAGCACGACATGACGATGAAGGAAAAGCAGTTCGATCTGCGCTCCAAGCAGATTGCGGCTGCAACCGATCAGAACCAGGTCTTGGCCGCGAACGGCATTGTACCTCCGCCAATTCAGATTGACCCGATCGGCGGCGAGGCGGTTTTGAAAGAGATGGCCGCCCAACGTGAGCAGTTCGGCCAGTTCATGATTATGGTCACCAAGGCACTCACCGCGCCGAAGAAGATCATCAAAGACCCGCAGGGCCGCCCGATCGGCGTTGAAACGGTGCCGATGCAATGACCGTATCGCTGAAGCATAAGTTCACGTCGCTCATTCCCGACGCGGGCGACCCGACGATTGTCCAGCCATCGAACTGGAACGACGAACACGCGTTGACCCAGGCCACAGAGACCATCCTTGGCCGCGTGAGCGCGTTGACGGGCGACACAGAGGAACTGACGCCCGCACAGGTTCGCGCGCTGCTCAACGTGGCCGATGGCGCCACGGCCAATAGCTCGGACGCCTTCCTGCTCGCCAGAGCGAACCACACCGGCACACAGCTTGCCGCCACGATATCGGATTTCGCGACGGCCGCCTCCCTGGTCTGCCTGCCTCTTGCTGGCGGGACGATGACCGGCAAGTTGGTAACGGACGCGTCGGAAGCGGTGCTTGGCGCGGGTTTTAATGTTCCCCACGGCATTGTGCCAAATGCGCCTGCAGATGGCGATTTCTGGACCACTGCTGCCTTTGGCTTGTACGTTCGGGTAAACGGCGTCACCAAGGCGATGGCATCCCTCGACAACGCCTCGCAGTGGACCATTATCCAGACATTCAAGACCAGTTCCACCACGGCGGCGTCGATTAGACTTCCGCACGGTGTTGCACCGAACGCTCCGGCGAACGGCGACATGTGGACCGCAAACACGGGCCTGTTTTACCGGATCAACGGTGTCACCCAGACCGCTCTATCGGTAACGGATGCCGCCGCTGCTTACCAACCCCTCACCGCCAACCTCACTTCTTGGGGAGCCATTGCTCGCGCGGCCAATTTTGACGCATTCGTCGCCGCACCATCGTCGGCAAACCTCCGGACCTTGCTTACCGATGAGGTAGGAACTGGCTCGGCTTATTTCGTCGGCGGCGCGTTGGGCACCCCTGCATCGGGTGTCGCAACTAATTTGACCGGCCTCCCCATCGCCACGGGTGTTTCGGGGTTGGCTGCGGGGATCGCTGCGTTTCTTGCGACCCCAACATCGGCTAATTTGCGGGCCGCTCTCACCGACGAAGTAGGAACCGGTGCAGCTTATTTTGTTGGCGGCGCGTTGGGAACGCCCGCGTCGGGTGTTGCCAGCAACATGACCACCGCAACAGCGGCTCCCGGCACCAACAATACCCAGATTGCCAGCACCGCTTTTGTGACGGCCGCCGTTGCCGCCGTTGATTTTGGTGCCGGCAACGCTGCCCTCGCTTTCGGCGCTGTCGGCACTTACGCCCAAGTGTTCAGCCTAACTGCCACCTTGATCACGGAAGGTCTGACGATGGCTGGGTCTACGCTGCAACCGGCCGGCTTCTCAGAAGCCGTTACGACAGACCCAGGCGATGACACCACGTATGGCTCGGGCGGCGCACCCTTTATCAAGGGCGGCACGGCTCTGTCGGGAACTTGGCGCGCTATGGGTCGTGTCTCCACGGGTGGCGGCGCGATCCGACGCCGAACGTTCCTGGCGATGAGGATTTCCTGATGGAGTTCCGCAACCCGAAATACAATGCGGCCGGCACGATTGATGTTGAGATCAACCATCCGCAATTCGGCTGGATCCCGTTTTCCGCCTCTCCCGATGACGACACGGAGTATGGGCCAGCAATTTTTGCGGAGGCCAGCGCTGGGGTTGTCGGACCCTATGTGCCGCCTGTGAACAAACCGGAGATCCCTGCCAGTGTCTCGGCCAGGCAGTTCAAACTACAGCTTCTGGCATCAGGTCTGCTCGACGCGGTGGAAACGTTCGTCTCAGCACAGAGTAGGGCAGTTCAGATCGCATACGAGAACAGCGGCTCGTTCGTCCGGACGGAACCCATGATGCTGGCCGGCTTCACCGCGCTCGGGTTCGATGACGGGCAGATCGACGCGTTTTTCGTGGCAGCGTCCGGCCTCTAGGAGTCGGGATATGGCCTTCGCCACAGCCTTTCAGGGGAATGCGTTCCAGGCAAATGCGTTTCAGATTGCGCCCCCTGAAACTGACACTCGCCAACCTGGCGCCGGTCACTACAGGCGCCGCCCAACGATCTATCTGGACCGGCACGGCAAGCCCGTCGACATTCACGCCCGCAAAGTTGAACCCCTTGAATCGGAAATCCTGCCGGAACTGACGCCGGCCATGGTTGAAGCGCTTATGGCAAAGATGCATGTCCCTCAACTGCCCCAAGCCGACCCCATGGGCTCTATCATGGCCAAGATGGGCCAACTGATGATCTCCCGCGAACTCGACGCCATGGCCGACGACGACACGCTGATGGTCCTGCTTCTCTCCTGAATTCCAAACGGCTTATCTTTTCGCACCGACAGACCGCACCCTTCATCCTGCCTCCAAGCGGGACTTGAAATGGCTCGGTACGTGTTTCGAAACGGCATCTTCGTTGACCGGCAAACGGGCGCTCCCATGGAGAAGCCATTCGCCGGCCAGATCAGCATGCCGAATGTCATCTCCGACATTCCGGAGTACCGATCGCCAATCAACGGCGCGGTAATCGGCTCACGCTCTCAGCGGCGCGATGATCTGAAGAAACACAATTGCGTCGAGTACGAGCCCAGCCTTTCCCCGACCAAGGGCAAATTTCGCAATCCCGACTTCTGCCAGAAGCGGGGCCTCCAGGTGTCAGAGGAATTTCGATGAGCGCTCAACTTGCTGCCGTGGCTGAAGCCGCACCCGTCGTCGTCGATGCCGGTCCGATCAACGACAATGCTGTCGCCGACGATTCGGCCCTTGAAGCCATTTGGAACAAGAACGAGCGCGACAACGGAGCGGATCGCGAGAACGGCAAGTTCGTCAGCGTCGACAGGTCCGAAGCGGCCGACACGGCATCGCCGAAAGGCGGAGACGGCGGGGAACCGGCTGGCGATGGTCTGACGCCTGGCGCCGGTTCGGTTCCCCTGCCTGATAACTGGAAAGGCCTCCAAGGTGCCGATGTCGTCAAGGGCGCATGGGAAAAGACCCCCGCCGAAATCCGCGCCTTTGTTGCTGCCCGTGAGCAGGAGCTACAGGGCCGCCTGTCAGATCACGGCCGGCAGCTCTCGACCGTCAAGCCAATTCAGGAAGTCATCGATCGGCATTCCCACTACTTCGACCCGCAGAAGGGCCGCAAGCTCGCTGACGGGTCGGTGGTCACGCCCGCGAAGGCGATCGATTTTCTGTTCAATGCCCAGGCCAATCTGGACCGGGCTCCCGTCGAATCCATCATGGCCATCATCGACAGCTACGGCGTGCGCGACAAAATCGCAGCAGCCTTTGGCCAGACCGTCCAGCAGGGCGAAAGCGAATTGCGGCAAGAGATTGCCGGGTTGAAAACGTTGCTCGCAACGGTTGGAAACCCCGCAAGTATCGACGACCGCATAAACCAGAAGCTTCAGGAACGCGCCGATCAGACATCGGCCGAAACCGAGTTGACCCGCTTGTCAGCCGACAAGCCGCTCTACTCGGAAATCCCTGAAGTCGACATGGTTGAAGCAATCCACAAGGCGCGAAGGAAGCTTGGCGATGCCGCCTCGAAAGAGGCCGTGTTCGGTCTGGCTTACGACATGGCCGTGAACGCCGATCCCGATCTTCGGGCCAAAGCAGCCGCTGGAAAGCCAGCCGCTTCGAATGGCGCCGCCAAGGTCGAAGGCGCTCGTCGAGCCGCCGCCGTCAACATCCCATCAACCGCATCAGGCAAGGGTCGGGCTCTCACCGAAGAGGAAGAGTTGGCCGCTGTCTATGATCGCAATCAAAAGGGTTAAACACCATGGCTGGTCCGTCGACCACCTTCACTGAAATGGTGTCCACCACGCTTCGCAACAGCGCGAACGAGGTGGCGGACAACGTTTCGAAGAACAACGCCTTCCTCAACCGGCTGAAGAAGAAGAACAAGATCCGCAACCTCGATGGCGGCACCGAAATTCAGGTGCAGCTCGAATACGCGGAGAACAACACCTATCAGCGCTATGCCGGCCTCGACACGCTGAACACCAACGGCTCGGATGTCGTCACGTCCGCGAAATTCGACTGGGCGCAGGTCGCGCTGCATGTCGTCTCCAGCGGCAAGGAGCTTCGCCAGAACAGCGGCAAGTTCGCGATGATCAACCTGGTGAAGACCAAGAAGGGCAACGCGCTGAAGACCGCCGCGAATAACTTCTCTGTCGATCTGTACTCGGATGGCTCGCTGTCCAACCAGATCGGCGGCCTGGCCAACATTCTCCAGACCAACGGTCAGGGCACGGTCGGCGGCATCGATTCCGCAACCTGGACGTTCTGGCGCAACAAGTTCCTGGAGGCCACCGGCACCAATCTTGCCGCCTCGCCTTCGGCGGCAAACGCGGCATCGTTCAAGGCGGACATGAACAAGCTCTGGCTTGCTCTGACGCGCGGCGCCGACAAGCCGGACATCATCACCTTCAGCCACGACTTCTATTCGCTGTACGAACTCGGCGAACAGCAGTTGCAGCGGTACATGGACGCCGACATGGCCCAGTCGGGCTTCATCGGCCTGAAATACAAAACCGCTGACGTGATTTTCGACGACAACACGAATTTCACGACCACGGCTGAGAAGGGCTATTTCCTCAACACGGATTACGTCTACGTCGACCAGCACAAGGAAGCTCAGTGGACGCAGGACGACGAGAAGAAGCCCGTCAACCAGGACGCTGTTGTCATCCCCTTCTACTGGATGGGCAACCTCGTCACCTCGAACCGGTCGCTTCAGGGCGTCCTCTTCGACGCGGCATAAGGAGCGAAAACCATGACCTCTTTTGTTGGCGCCAACATCACCAAAACCTACACCGCGGCTGATCTCACGGGCGCGGAAAGCGGTAAGGCTCCCCGCCTTGGCGACACCTACGAATCCTATGACGGCAAGGTCTATCGGTTCGTGAAATACAACTCTGGTGCCGGCGCTATCGCCGCCGTCGCCAACAACGTGGTTGGCTTCTACGCGCCGGCTGGCGTCTCTGCCGGTCAGACGAACGAAGTCACCTCGGACGTGTCCGACACCGCCGCAAACGGTGCCGGCGTTCTCGCTGCTGCTCCCGGCAATGGCGAATATGCCTGGATACAGGTCAAGGGCGTGGCAACGCTTACGACCGCGCTGGTTTCCGGTGCGGACGGCAACGGCCTTGTCTTGTCGGCCACCACGGATGGCACCCTGAAGGTTGCCGCCGCCGTGACCGATACGGTCTGCGCCTACGCAATCGACGCTTCGGCGAAGATTGTCATGTGCGCCTTCCCATACTGACCCGGCTTTCGGGCGGGGCTTCGGCTCCGCCCGTCTTCCCCCTTTCAACCGCAGGAGTACGGAAATGCCAAAAGTGAAAGCAAAGGCCGCGTCAGCCGATACCGGCGCGGTAACGAACATCAGGAAGCTTTGGAACGGTGGCGAGCGCCTTCGCGCGGCCGAAGCCTTCAAAGCAGCAGAATTCGACGAGGACCAGGCAGACGCCATCTTGGCGGAGCTTCCCGACCTCCGCGACCTCATCAGCGAATAAGGGCGCTTCGGCGCCCGCTACGTTTCAGGAGCAATGCACATGTCCGAAAACCAAGCCCCGATGATCCGCGTGATGGGGTTCAAGACGAGCTACGAGATGTTGGCGGTGAAAGGCGATCCGGTGACGGAGAAATGCGACCTGAAGGGCTACAAGCTCGACGCCAGCGGCCGGCGCGTACTGGAGCGGCAGGCGGAGGACTGGGTGACCTATTCCCCCTCGCACTCGCCGATGAACACCAAGACGACGGAACGCGTTCGCCTGATGCTGCCTGACCCGTCGAAGATGGGCGAGGACCAGGACGGCGAAAAGCTGAAGTTCATGACGGCGCGCTGGATGCAGATTGAGCCAGCCTATGATGCTTTCAAGAAGGGTCAGGATATCCCGGTCAATGGCATGGCGCTGGCGGCGTGGCCTGGCGTCTCGCCCGAACAGGCCGAAGTGCTTCGTCAGTGCGGCATCCGTACGGTAGAAGAAGTCCGCGACCTTCAGGAAGGCCAGATGGACAAGGTTCGTCTGCCGAACATGCGTGAGATGCGAAAGCAGGCAAAGCTGTTCCTCGAGAACACGGACGCGGCCAAGGCGTCCGAGCGCGAGGCCCAGAAGGACGCCATCATTGAACAGATGGCGGAGCAGAACGCGGCCATGGTCGAAAGAATGGCCGCAATGGAAGCGCTGCTTGAAGAGCGGACCCAGCCCAAGGCGAAAGCCAAGGACGCCGCCTGATGTCCATTGTCGATGTGGTGAAGGGTGCAGCGACCGTACTCGGCATGGACGTGCCGACGCTGGTCTATGGCGCCACCAATCGAGAAATGGTTGAGATGCAGGAACTTGCCAACGTGATGGCGTCGGAAATCGTCGACGCCTACGACTGGCAAAAGCTGCTGGTGCTGAAGACCTTCACGGGTGACGGCACCACGGCTGATTTCGATCTTCCGGACGACTATGAGCGGATGCAGCAAACATCGTCGCTCTGGTCGTCCCGGTGGTTGTGGGCAACGAACCATCTGACCAGCCCGGATCAGTGGATTGAGCTTCAGGTGACGCCGATCGCCACGGTGAACGGCTACTGGATTATTTTCGGTGACCAGTTTCACCAATGGCCGGTCATGGCCAGCAGCGAGACGGTGAAATTCTTTTACGTCTCAAACGAGATTGTAAAGGCGAGCAACGATTCCCTGAAGCCGGCTTTCACGGAAGATGCCGACACGTTCAGGCTCTCGGAACGACTGCTGAAGCTCGCCATCATCTATCGGTGGAAGCAGAATAAGGGCCTCGCCTATCAGCAGGCGCAAGACGACTTCGAAACGCTGAAACTCCGCATGATCGACAAAGATCCCGGTTCAAAGCCGGTCGTGTCGGGCCAGCCGCCCCTTAGCTGGCGCGGTCGCAATGTCGCGTGGCCTGGGACTGTCACAGGTGCCCCGTGAGGCTTGGCGAGCGCTTCCCCGGCCGCCGCAAGGCTGTTCCGGTCCCGGCTGCGGCTAAGGCCCAGCCGTACACCTTTGGCGCGCCTGTCGCCGGCTGGGTGACCAATCAGAGCCTTGTGAAATCCAAGCCGTTTTCGGCCCAGACGCTCGAAAACTTCCTTCCGACCTCTACCGGCATCAGCATGCGCGGCGGCTCGGTAAAGCGCGCCACGATCGGCTCCGTCCCGGTTGAAAGCTTCATCACGTACAATGCTGGCGGCACGAAGAAGATTTGGGCTTGCGATGCGACCACCATCCGTGATGTCACGGCGCCGGCATCACCAACCGTGCCGCCCGCTGCCTCCGTCTCGGGCCAGACTTCCGGCTACTATTCCTATGTGAATTTCACCACCTCCGGCGGCTCGTTCGTGGTGGCGGTCAACGGAACCGATTTTCTCCAGCTTTACAGCTCAACGTTCGACTGGTCGGCCGTCAATGGCTTGCCCACATACCGGCTGAACTTCGACACCCAGACCGTCAACTATGTGACTGGCCAGACGATCACGGGCGGCACCAGCGGCGCGACCGCGACTGTCGTCAAGTCGATCGACAATGGCGCCACCGGCTCGCTCTACATCCAGAGCATCACTGGGACGTTTCAGGACAACGAGACTGTCACCGGCTCGGTCGCAGGCTCGGCGAAAGCGGACATTCCGAGCGGCGTGGTGCAGATCACCGCCGCGATTACCGGCGTGGCGACTTCCGCCCTCTCTCACGTCTGGCTCTATCGGAACAGGCTGTTCTTCATCGAAGTCGGAACGATGCGCGCCCGCTATCTCGGGGTGGACAGCGTGACGGGCGCCTTGGGCTCGCTGAACCTGTCGGGCATTTTCCAACGCGGCGGCTCGCTGCTCTTCGGCGCTACGTGGTCCCTCGATGCTGGCGACGGCATCGACGACAAATGCGTGTTCGTCACCACGGAAGGCGAGGCGGCAATTTTCGAAGGATCAAACCCCGCTGGTGCCACTGCGGCGGAATGGAACCTTGTCGGCCGCTACGACCTCACGGACCCGATGGGCAAGCGCGGCACCATGCGAGCTGGCGGCGACCTGATCGTTGCAACGAAGGAAGGCCTCGTTCCGATCTCTGCGGCGATCAACAAGGATGCGGCTGCACTGTCGCTTGCTGCCATTTCTAGGAACATCGAACCGGATTGGAAGCGCGAGGCTGCTCGCCGGCTGTCGCTGCCGTGGGAAATCATCAAATGGCCGGACATGAACTATGCGATTGTCGCGTTGCCGGTCACGGCGGACGGACAAGAAGCTTGGTCGTTCGTTGTCAACCTCGAAACCGGGGCCTGGTGCAAGTTCGTCGGCTGGGCCACGCGCTGCATCGAACTGCATGACAGCCGCCTCTATTTCGGCACCAATGACGGCACGGTTTTCGAGGGCGAGATTGCGGGCAACGATAACGGCTTGCCGATTTACTATACCTATGTCGGCAACCCGGATCACATGAAGTCTCTGGGCGGCTTGAAGACCGTTCACCAGGCGCGCCCGACCTTTCTCAGTGCCACGCCTTACAACCCGAAAATCTCTTTCTCGGTCAACTATTCCGTCAGCCTGCCGCCCGCCCCTCCGGCAGCAGATGGCGGCACGGCGGAGCTATGGGATTCGGGTCTGTGGGATGTCGCGAAGTGGGACCAGGCCCAGCCTGTTGCATCGGTCGGCGGCGGGCAATGGATCTCGATCGGCAAGACCGGATACGTGATGCAGCCGCAACTGCAAATCACCGGGTTCCTGAACCAGCGCCCAGTCACCGAATTCGTTCAGCTCGATGTCACCTTTGAAACGGGAGGCGTCGTTGTCTGACTACGCCATCAGCATCGAGAATTTCAACGAAGCATGGCCCGAGCTGGAGCCCATGTGCCGCACTCACTATGGCGAGATGCAGGCTCGCATGGCCGCTGAAGGGATGGCGATCGGCGAATTCAAGCCGCGCCTGAACGTCTACGGCTCCGCCGGGCATCTGCTCTGCTTTCTGGTCAGGACCGGCGATGGCGAGGCTGTGGGGTATGCTTTCATCTGGATCACCCAGGACATGCACAATTCCGAGATGATCGCCCAGGAGGACACGATTTACATGCGGCCGGACCACCGCAACGGCATCGGCCGCCGGTTCACCAAGCACATTCTGACTGAACTGAAAGCGCGCGGCTGCGTCAGGGCGCACGTCACCATCGCCACCGATCTACGCGTTGCAAAGATGTGCGAGCGCGTGGGCTTCAAGCGGTCGGCAATCGCCATGACCTATTTTCTCTAGGAGACCCTGACCATGTGTGCCCCAGACGCTCCCGCACCGCCCGACCCGAAAGAGACTTCTGCAGCGTCGACTGCAACGAACGTCGGCACCGCGATTGCGAATGCCAACCTCGGCAACGTCAACCAGGTGACGCCAGATGGCTCGCTGAACTATTCACAGACGGGAACCTACAAATGGAATGATCCCTACACGGGCAAGTCCTATGACATCCCGACCTACACAGCCACGCAAACGCTGTCGGGAACCGGTCAGGCGATCAAGGACCAGACCGACCAGGCAAAGCTGAACCTGGGCGAGCTAGCGGCCGGCCAGTCGTCATTTCTGAAGGATTGGCTCGCCAAGCCGGTCGACCTATCCAATGACGCGACCGAAGGTCGATTGATGGATCTCGGCATGAAGCGCCTTCAGCCCGCGCTCGATGCCCGCCGGCAGGCGAACGAAGCCGACTTGATCAATCGCGGCATTCGCCCCGGTTCGGATAACTACGCCCAGGCGCAGAACATCCAGGACCAAGGAGAAAACGACGCCTACAATTCGTTGCTGCTGTCCGGTCGCGGGCAGGCGGTGCAGGAGGCCTTGGCCCAGAATTCGGCCCCGATCAACAACCTGACGGCGCTGCTCTCGGGCTCACAGGTCAGCCAGCCGAACTTCGTCAACGCCAACATGCCGACCATCCCGACCACAGACACGGCGGGGCTGATCAACACCAACTACAATCAGCAGCTCCAGAAGTGGCAGCAGGACGCCAGCAGCAGCAGCGATTTGATGGGCGGCCTGTTCGGTCTGGGCGCGAACCTGATCAAGTTTTCTGACCGCCGCCTGAAAAAGAACATCCGCGCAATCGGCACCTTCGCAAACGGCCTGACGAAGTACGTGTTCGAATATCTTTGGGGCGGTGGTGAACAGGTCGGCGTCATGGCCGACGAGGTTCGCGCCTATCGGCCCTATGCCGTGACGACCGTCAACGGCTTCGATGCCGTCGACTACGGGAGGGCATTCGCATGACCGCACAGCCGGCTTTCATCTTTGGCGGAGACACGGGCGTCCAGACGCCGGAAGAACTCGCGCGACTTCGCGCCATCGCGGACGCCCTTCGCGGCCCTGTGGCACCCAAGACAGTGGGGCAGGGCCTTTCTGCCATCGGCGAGGCTCTTGGCTACCGTATGGCCAACGGCAAGGCCAACAGGGCGGAAGCGGACTGGCGCAAGGGCGGCGACAGCGTGTTTTCGGCGCTGTTCGGCTCCGGCGGTCCGACAGACGCCAAGTCGGCGGCATCAGTACCAGCCGAGACTTCGGTAACGTCCCCCGGCCTCGGCGGCTCGGCTGGTCCGGCTCCTGACCTGTCTGGAAACGATATCTATGCCGGTTTCATGGATACCGTGAAAGGCAAGATCACCAATCCGAACGCTTTGGCGGCGGTCGCGGCCACCGGAAAGGCGGAAAGCGGGTTTTCGCCCGGCAATGCTTTTCGATCGTGGTCCGATCCGAGCGAAAGCGGACAGGCCGGCGCGGCTGGCGGTATCATGTCGTGGCGCGCCGAACGTCTGGCCAATATGAAGAAATTCGCCGCTGACAACGGCGGTGATCCTGATCGGCCGTCGCCACAGCTTCAGGCTGCGTACTTCCTCCAGGAAGATCCCGGCCTGATCGACCGGTTGAACGCCGCCAAGACACCGGCTGAAGCGCAGCAGGCGATGAACAACGCCTGGAAATTCGCCGGCTATGACCGGCCGGGCGGCGAGGCTGGTCGGCGTATTGCTCTAGCCAATTCCTTCGCATCGCAGTTCAGCGGCTCCCCCTCGGACCCGGTGCAAGTGGCGAGCCTCGACCCTGCCGCTGGTATGTCCACCGCGCCCGGCAGCGCGGTCACCAATGCCCTTGTTGCTCCTGCCGCCCCTGTGCCGCAGCAGACGCCCGCACAGGCTCTGTCCGGCGCTCCCGTGCCCACGCCTGCCCCTCGGGTCGTCCAGTCGCCGCGTGCCGCTGATGGTGGCGGTATCCCGCAGGCGGGACCTGTGCTTGCCGGCGGTCCTGGTCCGGCGCCTACTGGCCCGCAAGGCGTTCAGGTTGCGGGCGGCGGTCCAACCGTTCAGCAGCTCATGCAGGCGGCGACAGATCCCCGGCTTTCCGAACAACAGCGTGGTGTGGTTGGCATCCTGTTGAAACAGAAGATGGCCGAGGCCGACCCGGCCACGCAATTGGAGATGGAGAAGAACCGGCTCGATATGGAGAAAACCCGGATCGAGACGGAACGGCTGCGCAATCCGCAGATGACGCCGGCCGAAAAGGCGAGGCTCGATCTCGACGAGCGCAAGATGCAAGCCGACCAGGACAAGCTCATTGAGGTTGGCGGTTCACTTGTAGATCCGAAGACCCATCAGGCCGTCTATACGGGTCAGCAGACCGATTGGGAGAAGCTTGACGACGGCACGCTGTATAACAAGCGCACAGGAGCAACGAAGGCTGTCTCGGCATCGACCGGCGGCGGCCAAGGGAACATGTTCAAGGGAAATGCAGTCGACGCCCAGGCGCTCAACTGGCTGGTGAACAACAACAAGGTGACACAGGAACAGGCGGCCCAGATAGCGGCCGGCAAGACCATCACCGGCCCCAATGGAGAAATGATGTTCCTGACGCCTTCCGGCATCGTCGCACAGATGCCGGGACAGGCGCCTCAGCCCATCACGCCGCCGGCCGCTGGTCCTGCTGCTCCGGCGCAAGTGCCAGCCGCGCCAGCGCCTCTGCAAGCTCCTCCGGCCGCTGCCCCGGCGCCGGTTGCGCCAACGAGCCCGCGCGCGGAAAACCAGTCTCCAACCCCGAACGCGGGCATTGTGCCGTTGACCGGTCCGAAGTCGAAGCCGCCGAACGAGCAGCAGCAGCGAGACGCCAAGCTGTATTCCGTGGTCGCGCCCGAGCTGAAGATTGTCGAAGACAATTTCTCGGCCTTGTCAAACCTGTCGGATCAGGCGCTTTCAGCCGTGCCGCACGGTTCGGACTATGGAGCGGACTATCTGAAATCGCCGGACTATCAGCGCGCTTCGAACTCGCTGAAGACCATCATCGCGTCCTACCTCTACAGCGTGTCCGGTGCCACAGCGGCGCCGGCCGAAGTGGAAAACCAAGCCTCTATCCTGACGCCCAAGCCCGGCGAGGCGAAGGAATCGGTGAACGACAAGCTGGCGCGCGTCCGTGCGATGGTCGACGCCATCAGGAGCAGTCGCGGCGGCGGCGATGCGCCGGCTGCGGAACCGACCGGCGCCGGCACGACGAGCAACGGCTTGAAATGGAGCATTGAACCCTGATGGCAACGCTCAACATCCAGGGCCAAAAGGTCAAGGTAGACGACGCCTTTCTGTCGATGACGCCCGAGCAACAGAACGCGGCAGTTGAAGAGATTGCGAAGTCTCTGCCGGCCGCCGCGCCTGCCACGCCGGCAACTGGCCTGTCTGATGCCGCAAAGGCCGGCATCGAGCGGGCAAAGGCAAACGCTTCTCTGTCACCAGAAGCGAAGCGCGCGAGCGCTGGCATCGATCCGACTACAGGCCAGCCGGCCGGCGTTCCTGCCTATGCCCCCATGGATATGGGTGCGGGCGGAACGTCGCTTACATCGACGATGGAGGGCGTTCCGATACTTGGGCCGGCACTCGACAAGGCTCAGACGGCCAGCGCCGCCGGTCTGGGCTCTTTGATCTCGGGTGAGCCGTATTCACAGGTTCACGGCCAGATGCAGGAGATGGTTGACGGAAGCCGCGCGGCGCATCCCCACGCCCGTACCGCTGGTAATGTCGCTGGAGCTGTCGCGGGTACCGTTCCGGCGATGCTGGCTGCTCCAGAAGTCTTTGGCGTCGGGCTGGCTACCGCGCCCGGCATTCTCGCAAGCGGTGCCTCGGGCAGTCTCATCAATGCCGCAGATTCGGCGGTTCGCTCTGGCGGCGACCCGAACGAAATTCGCAAAGGCGGGCTGATTGGGCTGGGTGGTGGCCTGGCCGGCTCGATGCTTGGTCCGGTGATTGGCAAGGGCGTCAAAGCTGTCGTGGACAATGTGAAAATTGGAGCGGTGGCGCGGGCTCTCGGGCTCGACAAGAGCGCGACAAAGGTTTTGGCTGATGCCGTGCGGCAGGATGCTGTGGACCCGGCAGCGCTGTCGAAACTCGGCGACGACGCTATGATGATGGATCTCGGTCCAAACCTCCGCCACACTGCCGGCGCCATCGCGGCAACGCCTGGTGAAGGCAAAGCCATCGTTCGGGGCGCTATCGGAGCGCGTGACGCTGACGCGAATTGGCGTATCCGCTCCGCGCTGAACGATACGCTTGGCGAGGCTCCTACGCCGTCACGCATCATCGTCCGGGCGGACCAGAACCAAACGCGGCTACAGCCGGAGTATCGAGAGGCCTTGCGCGATGCTGGTCCGGTCGACACGTTGCCGATTGCCCGATATCTGGACCGCGACGCACAGACCTTGCGGGGAGATGCGCAACGGAGCATCCAGCAGATACGTAGGATGCTGGACTACGTGCCAACCCCTGAAGAGATCACACGCGCCCGTGTAAATGGCCAGCCCGTTCCAGGCGGCCTGGTAACGGATGCAGAGACGCTTTTGAACACCCGGCACGCGATCGACGGCAAGATAAAGACGGAAGCGAACCCAGACGCATTGAATGCTCTGCAAACGGCGCGGCAAGCGGTCGATGATGAATTGGCGGCGACGGTTCCGGGCATCAAGGAAGTTGACGCGAAATATTCCGAGCTGGCCCGGCAGAAGGAGGCCGTTCAGCGAGGCCAAACAGTGCTTTCAAGCGGCCGGGAAGCGCCCCGCCCCGATGAACTGGCGGACGAGGTTCGCCACGGCGCGCTGCCGCAAGGCCTTCAGATTGGGCCGTCCGCTGTCCCGCTTCGCCTCAGGGAGGGTGCGCGTGCCGAAATTGAACGCATCGTTGGCACCAAGGCAAACGACCGCGTGGCGTTGCAGGAAATCATCAAGGGCGAAGGTGATTGGAACAGGGCTCGCCTGTCGACGCTTTGGGGCAAGGAAAAGACTGAAAAGGTACTTGATCTGCTCGACCGCGAACGGCTGTTTGCTGACACCTCGAATATCGTCACACGCAATTCTGAAACAGCAGCACGAGCCGCCGCCCGCGAAGCGATCACCGGACAGCCTGCCGGCTTTGGCGTGCGGGAAGGTTTCATTGCTGGAGGCGCGCGTGGAGCGGTTCGCGCGGCCGGCATTCGCACGGGCGAAAAAGTGATTGAGGCTCTGCGCAACGGCGGCAACGACAAGGCGATTGCTGACATGGCACGCACCCTGACAGGCGGGCAGCAACAGAGTGCGGTTCTCGACGCGCTGATGAACGCGGGGCGAGGCTCCAAGGTTCAGCCGAAGCAGGTCGAAAGCATTGCTCGGGCGTTGCTGTTGAGCGGCGGAAGCCAGATCCCGCGCTAGAGCGCGACGGCACCCCAAATCAGGAAGGCGACGAGCAACGCAACCTCAGAAACCCAGATAATACGGGCGCGCCGGGTGTGGTCGCGTCCGTAGACGGCGGCATTGAAGATGCCGATCGGGACCGCACCGAACGCCAAGCCAACGATGGTGCACATGAAGATGTGAAGCGAAGATGTCAGCTTTGCATCGAGGCCGACCCACCAGAAATACGGCGCAACCACCGCCAGAGGCAGGATGTACCAGAGGTGTTGAATGATGCTTTCGCCGCCGGGCCCCTGCACCAAATCGCGCTTGTAGAGCCGATAGGCCGCCATGAACCACAGGAAACCCGCCAATGCGGCGAGCGCAATCGGGGGATATAGCTGAATTACTGTCACGTGAGGTTCAGCGTCCCGGATTGGAAACAGGTCGTGCCGCTGTTGGTATGTTTGTTCATGGGCGCGGAAGATATGCCGAAATCGGCGCGATTGAAAGATGATCGCCGGCAGGGTAGCAAGTCCGCATGCGCATATTGTTGATTGCCTTCGCGGTCCTGTTTTTTATGGCTGTCGGCTTTTGGCTAACCGCCGGTTTTCTTATCAACAAGTCGCATTCGCCTGTGATCGTCCCCACACAGGGGAGCAATAAGAGCGGAATTTACTGAAGCGGCGGTGGCGTTCGCGCCTCCTCGTCTTTCGCCACCGACCCCTTCGTCTGCTTGGCGTATCTGTCGAACAATGCCAATTTCTTCGGATAGGTGAGGTAAGTGATCTGGTGGCAGCCGGAGCAACGATGTTGAGCGGCAGACTTAAACCAGCGCCCAGGCCTTACGAAGCCCAGACCGCATACCGAACATCGGAATTCCATCTCAACTGAATGCAGGCTCTCAGAGAGAGGCATCTTGTTTTTCCTACAGCCGCTTGAATTCGGCTAGTCCCAGCCGTATCCGCTGGCCTTCCGCAAAGGCGAGCGCGAAAGATTCAAGTTCGAAAGAGCGGGTAAATTCCTGGCCTTCCTCGACCATGCGGACGAACCATTCGCCGCAAGCTTCGACCACTTCGATGCAAGGTGAGACCTTGCCATTGGGCACCGCGTTTTCCATCACAGACTCCCTAGAAAGCAATGGGCAACGTCGATTAAAATCCTCTGATGTCGCGCTTTGCAATAACAAAAGCTTGTGCGGAATCGGACCAACAGCCGTCGCTTGCTCAAGACAAGGCGCCACCCCGATAGCAGCTACCCATTCAGGGCCTCAGGTTCGACGAGGAATGATGCTGCGATCAGGTCGTCTCCAGCAATCTGACCGCGACCGTCCTCCATGAAGGCTGCGACCTTTTGGAAGATTTTTATTTCGGCCTCCGTTATGCGTGCTGCCCGCATTTTTGCCTGGAGATCAGCCAGGCGCGCCACGAGCGCTTGCGACGTCTCGGCTTCAAGGTTCATCATCTTCATTGTCCAGTTGAGTTAGCGATTGACGTGCACGTTCTGTGCGGCCGCTCTCAACACAGCTCTGCGCCAAACGTTCCTATTGTGGGCTTCGGTCTCAACAGCGATGGGACCAAAGTCCTCCCTCAGCGAGGCAATGGTCCTACATCCGGATTAATCGGAACGCTTGGCTAAATTGACGGTTCTTTCAGTCGTGAAATGAGCACAGCTACGTCCCTTCCTGTGCTGAAAGGACCCGCGGGCCACTTGGGTGGTTGGCGGGTCCTCTATTTCAGTCTGTGCCAGCGTCAGGAGCTTAATTGCTGCCGCCCATGAATGATAATCAGCCGCCCAACAGGCTGGTACACGAGCCGCCGCCGGATTGGCAGAGCGCAGGGGTGCTTCTTGCAGCCGCTGCTCTGGTCTCATCCTTATGCGCCCTGCTGCTGGCATCCTGGATGTCAGGTTGAGCTCTCGCGGGGTCGGCGGCTTTCAAGCGTCTATTCCACCAAAAAGAGCAGCGGCCGGTGCTTTGGCCGTTCGTGCCAAATCACCTGGCGCAAATCGCGCATGTCGACCTGCTGACCGCAAATCGGGCAGGTATAGAAGTTGTCGTCCTCGTCGGCCAAGTCGCCTCCGTGCAGCTTGCCGGGGATAGGCTGGTCTGAGAGCTTTGTCATGGTTTTCGAATTGCCACAGCAGCAAAAAGTTCCCGCCCATTTCAGCAGAAGCTAACGGAACAATCGCTAGCAGCCGAGGTTCGGGGAGCCGGAAGCTCCGCGCTTGGCGGGTCCGAGCTTCCGCAGCCCGTCTCGCGGCACCGGCAAATGCAGGCGAGACGGGCTGTTCTGCCTCAGCAAGCGGAAGCACTAAGCTTTAATGCTCGGCACCGGCGGGATCCTCGTCGAACTCAACGTCAGCTTGTCGACGGTCTTGACTATGGCGGTGGCTAAGGCGGCCGCTTCATGCATGAGCTCCGGCCCATAAAGATCATTTACCGCTTCTTCGCTCGGAAGAACGCCAGGCGGACAATGATCCTCGATCGTTCGCCGGATCAGGGTTAGCGCCGCTCTGCACTCTTCTGTGTCTATCGTCGGCATGCACACTGAACATGCAGGATGGCTAAAATGTTCCGGAACCATTTTAGCGTGTGCTAAATTGAATCGCATTCTTGCGAGTCAGTTCATGCGTTTGAAGTTCATTCCGCCGATGGAGCCGGAGCTTGTCGACACCCCGCCCGAGGGGGACAACTGGATTCACGAAATCAAATTCGACGGGTACCGAACGCAGATCATCAAGGACGAAGACGGCATTCGCCTGCTGACCAGGAGAGGGTACGACTGGACGCCGAGGTACAAGGTTCTTGCCGACCAAGCTGCGGCGATCGAGGCTGACGACTTCATCATCGAAGGTGAAGCCATCATAGTCGATGCGGCCGGACGTTCCGACTTTCATGCGTTGCAATCGGCCGTCAGCAGTCGCGAGCCGTCGCAGGATTATTATCTAATCGCCTTCGACCTCCTGCACATGAATGGCCACGACCTCCGCAACATGCCGCTGGAGGACCGGCGCGAGATCCTACAGGGAATGATCGAGGCCGGCGGACGGATACAATTCAGCGAGGCGATGCCTGGGACCGGTGACGCTGTCTACTACCTCGCCGACCAGACCGGGCAGGAAGGAATCGTCTCGAAACGCCAGGACAGTCTTTATCGCAGCGGCCCGACGAGGAACTGGCGCAAAATCAAGTGCTACGATTACAAGGAGATGGACATCATCGGGGTCCAGCGAGATCCGGGCCAGGCGGCACGGGTTCTCATGGCATACGGAGGGCGCTACGTTGGCGCGGCGAACGTCAACTTCAAGTTCGACAAACGCAAGCGCCTGTGGGACCGCGTACAGGGCAAGGTCGGCGGCCCGGTGCCTAAGGGCTTGAAGAAAGACAAGGCCGAATGGCTTAACCCAGGCCTTGTCGGTCAGGTGAAATTCCTCAAAGGGGAAGAAACGCTGCGCCATGCGAAGCTGCTCGATTTCCGGGAAAAGCAATAGGTAGCGCTTGCACCGCCAGTCGAGATCAGGAATATAATCCTCCCGTTGCGGCGATCACCCTCTAACGGAGTTCGCTACCATGGCTAGGTCAAAACCCTCAAAGCAGTTATCGCAGGCTGAAATCGAGCGCTTTCTCGTGGCGGCAGAAGCGCTGCACCTGAGCATCATCAAGCCATTCATATCGCCGCATTGCGACCACTACAGGCAGACGCGCGTCCTGCATGAGGTGCTGTTAAAGGCGGTGCGGGAAGTCACCGGGAAGGAAGTTGAGTTCATCCGGTGGAACACTACTGGGCCAGTTCGATCGCCTACGGCTGAATAGCGCCCACTTCCGTACGACCATTCCAGCAGATCGGCGTCAACGCCGCTTCGTCTCATTGTGTGACTTTCCGTCCCAACCGGCATACCATGTCTGGCTGCCGCGAAAGGACGAGCGAATATGGCCTTTACTGTCATCTGGTATGGACGACAGGGCATCGTCGACAAGGAAATGTTCGACGCCGAGAAAACGGCAAAGGATCATGCAATCTCCATGTTTCAGACCCGGAAGGGCGACGATGGAATCGTGTCCGTTGAAATTCGAAAGGATAACGGCACTGTCGTTTTTAGCCATGCGGAGAACTAGACAAAGGGAGCAGGCTTATGTCGATCAGCGATGAACTGCAGGAGCTTTGGGACATTTACGTCGCGGCATACCGCGCCGGAGATGCTGCCGGTTGCGCGTCCATATTTACCGATGACGCGGAAATGCATTCTCCGTATGCACCCCCAGCTCGCGGCCGAGCGGCGATAGAGGCGCTGCACGGTGTCTGGACCCAACACGCCACCCCCGACAAGACACTTGCAGTGATCGAGGCAGGAGGCTCCGGAGATCTGGCATGGTCTCTCGCGGCCTACTCGGAAGGGGAGGCGACCGGAAACGGAACTTCGCTTAGCGTCTTTGAGCACCAGGCTGGCGGAGGTTGGTTGATCCGCATGTGCAGCTTGAACAGTAGCGACCAGGTAGAATGACCGACCATGCCTCAGATGACGTTAGCCGCTCTAACGGCTGCAATCAGAAACAGCATGAGAGATCCGACCGCGACAAGTGGCGTAATCCAGAATGTCACTAGAGCGAGGTATTTTTTCCTGACGGTGAGCGATGGTTCCCTACCTTCGCGGATGGCCCTCAAGACATGGGCATAGACGTTGGCGACCACAGAGAAGTTGATCCATGCTAGGCCACCGGCCACAAGCGTCGTGGCAACGCCGTAGATGAGCAACGGGCCGCACGCCTGATATAGCCGAGCCGTTGCCGCTCCTGCCTGCGAGATTGCTAAGAGGGAGCCGGCATGCACCGCTAAAAGCGACGCTAGAACCCACTTGCCATACTCATATTGTCTTTCAAGAGCTCCCATCAGCAACTCCTTGTGGAGCTGGTACTGGGTTTCGACAGGGATCGGCGACGTTCGCAAAGCGGCGGCTTGGACGGACTTTGGACCGGGGCGCCTCATTTCTTCAGCCTCACGCCCGCGCCGTCCCCGTTGGCGTCGATGAACACCACGCCGGCATCCTCGAATGTTCTCCGAAGTAAATCGAGTGTCGCATGTTGCGGCTCTGACCGGCCTGCCTCGAAATTGCGGATAGTGGCATTCCCTATCTTAGACGCGTCTGCAAGCTCCTGCTGAGACCAGTCAAGAAGGGCGCGAGCCGCGCGGCATTGGGCTGAGTTCATCATCAAGGCACCTTATCACTAAGTAGCGTCTTCCGATAGACCTAGCGAAAAACGCTTGCGTTAGCATTAACAAGCGCATATCGTTATCTATAGCGAAAAACGCTAGCAAGGGAGTTGCCAACATGCCGAACACTGCTGTTCGGGCTGCCGCCGAAGGCATGCCCAATGTCAACCGCCGCAACCTCTTGCTTGGTGCGGCTGCTCTCTCGACCGCTGCCGCCGTTGTTGCGGTCTCTCCTGCGGCTCACGCCGCGCCGACCAGCCTGGAAGAGGCAATCGCCGCCTGCCACCGGGCCGAACAGACCTATGTGTCAACAGCGGCTCGGGAAAATGCCATCGCTGACGCGCTTGGCGATAAGCTCTTCCCGAAGTGGACGCCTCCCGGTGGGCTCTCGTCCATCTGGTCGCACCATCCGAAAGCCTTCCGGTCGTCCGGCGACCTTGAAGCCGAGATTGCCCGCAAGAAGGCACAGGTTGACGAGTCGTGGGCGTCGAGTTGCATGGATCGCGCCGGCTACAATCGGTGGATGTCAGGCATCACGTCCGCCGAAACCGAGGGCCTAACCTCGCTGCGCGAACAGGAAGCCGTGATCCACGCCAGCGGTCACCACGACGCCATGCAGCAAGCAGACGACGCAATCGCTGTCTGGAACACGGCGTTTCAAGCTTTAATCAGGCATCCCTGCATGACGATGGCCGAAGTGAGGGCGAAGGCGGCAGCTCTCATTCATGGCTACGGAGCCCTCGGCGTTGCGGTCGATGACGTCGAGTTTATCGCCTGTCTTTCGTCCTTCTGTGGGGAGGGCTGACCATGGGCGAAGTTGTAGCCTTTCGCCCGAAGCCGGCGCCTTCCGGGGAACTGGACGAACTCATCGCATGGCTGAAGCCGGCCTTCGACTGGCGCATCGGCCGCATGCAAATCGAGTTGGCATATCATTTCCGCATGACCGCCGATTTTCGACGCATCCTTGCCACAGATACGCATGGGAAGGACAGCGCCGAAGCAGTTTTCCAGCGCGACCTAGCGGACAAGGCCTTCAAGGCTTGGCAAATCCAATGTCTCAAACAGGTCTTCGTCCCGGCCCGGTGCGTCCGTGATCTGCGCTGGAAAGAGGATTGGCTTCGCCGCAATGGTGGCGGATCGCCGGAAACCGCGCTCGCCATCGCCCGCGATGAAGCCGCCTTCGCGGGTCGCATCGAAATCCATTCCCGTCAACAGGCGACGCGAAAGGCAAACAGGAAAGCGGTGCGGTCATGAACGCGCACACCCGCCTTTCCGACCCGACTGTCCGTCGCTCGATCGAAGACGAGATTGAGCGGCTGATTTCGCTGCTGGACTTCGTGGAGCCCGACCCGGATCTAGAGCCGTACTTGGCCGGCGGCATCGAGGTCGTCGGCACCGATGACAGGGAAGGGGACGACGAGCGCGAGCGCGACGATTGCGACCTCGAAGAGCAGCACGACGCCGAAGCGTACTGTGCGGAAGACTACGGCGACATCGCGTGGTCGAACGATACCGACATACCGCAAGAGGGGTCGCAGTGGCATCGCAACGGCTGGTGACCTCCGATCGTCAAATAGTGGACATAGAGCCCGCTGCCTCACGGTGGCGGGCCTTTCTATTCTTTGTGTTGAACGATGTAGCTATTGCTGATGGCGTTGCTCCCAACGCCCCGCGTGACAACAACGGTGGTGTACCCGGCGGGCAGTGAACCGGTGACAGTCTCGTCGACAGGATGGCATCGTCCGACGATTTCACCGTTTGGCGCACCTGCGAGCCTGTCTTTCATAGATGCCCGACACGCGTCGAACGACGCATATGTGGTCGGCGCGGCCTCAATGGGCTTGCAGACGGCAGCCTGGCCTGGGCTGCAAAAGAGTAAAAGCAATACTGCTGCGGTTGCGGGGTCCATTATCGAAGCTCCACTGAGACGAGCCTCAACGCGGATCGACGGCCTTTGTTGCACAGGCAGCCCCGGCGGCGACCCGCTGCCGAGAGATGGCGGGCTTTTCATTTGATGGTGGAGCGTAGCGGGATTAGCGGGCACAAGCTTTCCCACTATCTTGCGCGGTCATGTCTCCAAGCTCCACCGTGCCAGGATGGCCCGCGATCCGATAAAGCACCTCGAAGCACAACACCGATACCTAACCAAAAACCGCGAAAAAGTCTTGGCAAGGAAACGTTCGCCAGAAGCTAGGGAAAAGAAGAAAAAATGGAGAGCTGAGAACCGTCAAAAAGACTTGGACTACGGGCGAAGGTATCGTGAGACACATAAGGAGATACGTGCAGCGGCCAAGAAAGCTTGGCGTCTAGCCAATCCGGAAAAAGTGGTTGAGTACTACCATGCGTACAGAGCTGGTCATCTGGATGAAACCCGGATTTCCCAACGAAAATACTTTGTCGAACATCGCCAGGAAATCTATAAGAAGCAGGCCGCGTGGATGCTGCGAAAGAAATCAATCAACACCATGCGGCATGACCCGGACACGGTCTATCGGGTGGTGAGCCGGGCGGTCAGTTCCGCCCTTCCACGCTTCATGCGGGATGATGTTATCGCCTCGATGCTCCTGGCTGTGCTCGAAGGCAAGTTACTTCTGGAGCACGTCGGTGCGCGGATGAAGGATTACGTCACCGGCTACAACCGTGAATACGATACGTTCAAAACGCTCTCGCTCGATGCGCCGATGGGAGGGACTGATCTCAGGCGAATCGACCTGCTTGAGGCACCGGCGCCGTATGAGCCCGAGGACGACGAGGACGACGACATGGTCATGCTCAGAGGAGGGCAATCGCTCTGGCGATAAGTCGTCATTGGACGAAAAAGTTAGGAATTGAGTTAGGAACCGAATAAGGCGAGAGCGATTTACTCCGCTGTTTCAATTGGTTAATTAGAATTCTGGCGGAGGAAGTGGGATTCGAACCCACGGTGAGCTTGCACCCACGCCGGTTTTCAAGACCGGTGCCTTAAACCGCTCGGCCATTCCTCCATCGTGATTTTTCAACCACTTGGGTAGCGCGGGGCCAACTCGTTTGGCCTGTTGGCACCGGATTGGCACCGAAGGCGCTCCCGGCTGGTTCACGCCTCATTCCTGTAAAGCGGCATTGAGGGCTGCGTCAACCACCGCTGTGTCGCTTCCTGCTTTGCCGGCAGCTCAGAGCTTGTCGGAATCGAGCACCGGAACTATCGCGGTTCAATGGTGCATGAAGAAGAAGCCCGCCGACTGGCGGGCGTTGCCCGAGATGTGAGGCGCTGCAGTGCTTCCATGCAGGGACCCAGGGCAAGGGTGCGCTCCAGGCGTCGACCAGAACCCATCCTGCAACTGGGCGGGCGAGGTAATCCCCACGCCAGCCCCTTGAGAGAGCTGCGGTATTTCCCCAAAAAATCAGGTTTAGCCAAGGGAACAGCTGCTTGTGAGGAAGGCCGAAGCTGCAAATCGGCTCCGGCCTGCACGGTCCTCAGTCTTTGCAGCTTTCGTCCGCCTTTGCCGCCGCGGCTTTATCACCATGCTGCTGCGCCTCGATGTCCTGCTGCGAGGTGGCAAGATTCTTGTCGCCGCCGCCTTCAGAGCCCGCCAATGGCATTGTGGCGCCATCCTTGGCGGCTGGCTTGCCCGCGCTGTCCGACGCTTTTGGGGTCTCTAAAGGCGCGTGAGTTCCATCTTTTGAAATACCGGCGGTCTGCTCGGAATCCGTCCCGGCGTTGGAAGCCGACTTGTCCGGGCATGCGGCGATCGCAGACCCGGCAGAGAGTGACATTGCGATCGCGATTGTCAATGAAGCCATTTTCATCATGCTCGTCCTTCTGTTCGAGTGCCCTGCGGAAGAAACTAGCGGCGCATTTCTTTGTTCCGACGGTCGGTCCGCTGCCCGTCAAAGCTTGGTCAACGGCAGGCATGGGCGGCAGGAGCGAAGCCAGGCTCTCTGTGGCAGAGGGCATCACATCTCTCGCGTGGAAGCGCGAAAATCGTGACTTTTCAGGGCCCTTCAGGGATGGAGGCGCCACAATCCTGCCCGGTTGCGGCCACAATCGGTTAATACCGTGATAAGCAATTCCTGCGCACAAAGGATCGGGGTTCAAAGCCGTCGTTGGTATCTGTCGGGTAAGTTTTGGCTTCTCCGACAGGTGGATACGGCGTCCTAGGTAAAGACTGAAGGGGACATCAGGAAATGCAGGCTGTGACGCAACCGCGTCTTCGTCGCGCTGCTACAGTCGCGTTGTTTGCCATGTCGGCCGCCTTGCTGGCTGCCTGCGCATCGCAGCCTGAGCCGAAAGCGATGGTCCACAAGAAGACCCGCTCCAAGGAATATTTCGCCGAATCCGAATATGGCGTGAAGGCAAGCCCGCGTGTGATCTCCCAGAATGGGCGCATCCAACGTGGCGGCGGCAGGGATCAGCTCGGCAAACCCTATCAGGTCCGCGGCAAGTGGTATTACCCGAAGGAAGACAAGCGCTACGCCAAGGTCGGCCTGGCCTCCTGGTATGGCGACGCCTTCCATGGCCGGCTTACCGCCAATGGCGAAGTCTACGACATGACCCACCTGACCGCAGCGCACCCGACCATGCCGCTGCCAAGCTATGCCCGCGTCACCAATCTCAAGACCGGCAGTTCGGTGATCGTTCGCGTCAACGATCGCGGCCCATATCACGAAGGCCGCATCATCGATGTCTCGGAGCGCGCTGCCCAGATGCTTGACTATGCCAACACCGGCACCGCTCAGGTGAAGGTCGAATATGTCGGCCGCGCGCCGCTCGACGGCGATGACGATCAGTATCTGATGGCTTCCTACCATCCCGGCAACAGGGCGCCGGATCCGTCGGACGGGCTGCCGACCGGCGTCATGGTCGCCATGAACGGGCCGTCGCCAAGCCTGCCTGCGGGCACTGCTGCCGTGCCGTTTCCGGGCCAGTTGACCGATTCCGGTTCTGTCCAGCCGGTCATGTCGGCGCAGTCATCGGCCTATGGCGATCTGGCGCTTCCGGATTTCGGCCCGATCGTGCCGGAGCGCCCGCAGATCAATCTGCCGCCGCAATCACCGTTTGCCGTGGCCTCGCTGTCCTATGCCGACGAGCGGGTCGAACGCGCCTCAAATGCCTTCGCCGCGCTGGGTGGCGACGGCATGTCGCCGGCCGACGTGCTCCAATCGTGGAAGCGGCAGCCGCCACCGGCCGGTCCGTCCACCGACTACGTTGCTGCCGGTTCGTTCGAGGATGCCGGAGAAGCCAAGCGTATTGCCGCTCAGCTTGCCGCATACGGCAAGATCGAGATCCAGCGTTCGGAACTCGATGGCGAGGATTGGTATTCGGTCAATCTCTATCCCGATGGCCACCGCAATCTGGATGATTTGCTGCAAGCAGCATGGTCGCATGGCGCTCCCGATGCACTGGCTGTGCGCAACTGA